TTTGTGTTGCCTTTGTGCAGAAAGCATCACGACGAGCTGCATGCGGATACCGTGGCATTTGAAGAGAAGTATGGCTCCCAGCTGGAGCTGATATTTCGTTTTATCGATCGTGCGCTGGCAATTGGCGTGCTGGCCTGATTTTGTGGAGAAAGTTGATGCGTGATATTCAAATGGTTCTTGAACGTTGGGGGGCATGGGTGGCAAATAATCACGAGGATGTCACCTGGTCGTCTATTGCTGCAGGATTTAAAGGACTAATCCCTTCAAAAGTAAAATCCCGCCCGCAATGTTGTGACGATGACGCGATGATCATTTGTGGATGCATGGCTCGCCTGAAAAAGAACAACAGCGATTTGCACGATTTATTAGTGGATTATTATGTAGGTGGTATGACTTTTATGGCGCTTGCCCGTAAACATGGGCGTTCTGATTGCTGGGTTGGGCGTTTATTGCAAAAGGCTGAAGGTGTAGTTGATGGCATGTTAATGATGTTAGAAATTGAGCTAGAGATGGATCGTTAGAAGACCTCTTATTGAGGGGGTAATTGAATCAGTTTAATGTGTGGGGAGTCGATTTATTCTCCCCATTTTATTTAATTTATTTAAGGTTTTAATTCATCAAGACGTTGTTGGATAGTGTTTTTGCTTGCGTTGTCTGTTATAGACATTTGTTGTACTTGCCCCATTGCCATTTGAGTTTCCATCCACATATCGGCCCACACTTTTGTATCGTTATTAACTTGAGCGATAGTAAATCTGACTTTTGATACCGGGGTTGTTGAATAGGCATTGCCGATTAACATTTGTCCAAAAACAGCAGAGCCGCCTTCCAGTTCTTTACCACATATAACACTGCTGTTATCCGCGTTGTAAATTATCAACCCTCTACTATTGCAGTAATTCACAAGGGCATCTTTGACTTTATCTTTTGTCGTATTTTGATAAACCCCCTCAGGTTTTCCTGATTGAGTTTTCTTTATCAATGGTACGGAAGAAGTACAACCTGAAATGATAGTTGCGCTAAGTAATAGTACAGTCATTTTATTCATGTTTCTTATCCATTGTTAAGGGCATACCCACACAATTATTTTTATTGGAGATGAATAATCAACCGTTTACAATCGTAAAAAATCAAATATGCTGTTAAGAGTGGTTACTTCGCCACACAACTTAAACCCGCCGCTGAGCGGTTTTTTTGTACCTGTAAACCTGGTGCAGTACAGTAAACACGCTGGTGGTCGTGAATACTGGCTTTTTATCTTGCTGGCTTTTTAGACAAGAGTTATTGGTATGTCACGTTAACCGGAAAGGGTAAAAAGACATGCTGAAACAGCAGGATATGACAGAAACCGCCAGAGTTGTGTTTGATGAATTAAGCGTTACCGAACCGGCGACAGTCGGGGAGATTGCGCAGAATACTTACCTTTCACGCGAACGCTGCCAGTTAATACTGACCCAGCTTGTTATGGCGGGTCTGGCAGACTATCAGTGCGGTTGTTACAGACGCCTTCAGTCCTGAAGGCTTTTTATTTGTGGTGAATGGGCGGCTGGTGGGGGGGCGACACCTGTCAGTCCTTTGCTTATGTGTTGATGATAATTTACCTTTTGGGGCTATAATTGAGCTAACCAATTGCTAATGAAAGTAAAATTATAATGGCTGTTGTCTGTTCAGTTATCATGGTTTGCTCCCCAATTAATATTTTTCTTGAAAAGGATACGTTGTCACTTAAGCCAGGCTCAGTTGTTCTGGCCACCAAATGCATCAGGGAGCTTTTCCTTATGCATTATGGCAAAGTTAAAATTGTCGATATAAGCGAATCCGTCGTAAGTCAATATCTGGAAAGTCAGCATAAGCTGACGAGGACTCGTCTGACTGACATTCCGCTTTACCTGTTGCTGGAACCCAACAATCCTGCGTTGGCTGCGGCTTTAATTACCAGCCAGGGATTTTCCGGAGAGGCCACGGATATGTTTCTTATGATGGCCTGCCTGTCTCTGTTTGAAACAGATGAACGGATGTCATTGTTTTTAAGTGGATGTTTATCCAGCATAAGTGCCAAAGTCAGGGCGATAATTCAGACAGATATATCAGCAAGCTGGACGCTTGGTGCGATTGCTCTACAGTTGCATATGAGTGAGAGTTTGTTAAAGACAAAACTGAAAAATGAAGGGGGCATGTTCAGTCGCTTGTTGCTGGAAGAGCGGATGCGTGTTGCTGTAAATATGTTATGTTCCCGGCATGGATATGGACAGGCTATAGCAGAAAAATGCGGTTATTCAAGCAGGTCCTACTTTATTTCTGTATTTCACCGCTATTATGGCTTCCCGCCAGACAGATATGTATCCAGGCAAGGGCTTGATTATTGATTTTCATCTGATTATTATTTTTTGGCTCGGCCCTTTAGCTCAGTGGTGAGAGCGAGCGACTCATAATCGCCAGGTCGCTGGTTCAAATCCAGCAAGGGCCACCAACCGCCACTAGCTCATCAGGAAAGAGCGTCAACCCTTTAAGTTGAGTGTGCGAGGTTCGAGTCCCCGGTGGCGGTCCAGTGCCGACTTAGCTCAGTAGGTAGAGCAACTGACTTGTAATCAGTAGGTCACCAGTTCGATTCCGGTAGTCGGCACCATATGCGGGTATCGTATAATGGCTATTACCTCAGCCTTCCAAGCTGATGATGCGGGTTCGATTCCCGCTGCCCGCTCCAGTTAGAGTCTTTCAGTCTGCGATGATGGGAAATCCCGGAGTGACTGAAAGACGTTTAAGTTATGAATGATCGCTTTTTTTTGCAAAATTGCTGTGCAGAAATACTAACCTTCGGGCAGGCGATCATTCATAAGCACTCTGCTTTTATTCCGATTAACTGTGGGTGGTTTGTTGGATAGAGTGCTTTCCTTACTGTATATATTGTTTCGCCCGCTTTTGCGGGCTTTTCTTTTCAAATCCCTTTCATTTCTCAGTGTAAAACTACGCCATCCGTTATTTGCGGAGGTGAGGCTATGAAATCCATGGACAAAATTTCAACGGGCATTGCCTATGGCACCTCCGCAGGCAGTGCTGGCTACTGGTTTTTACAGTGGCTTGATCAGGTCAGTCCGTCACAGTGGGCTGCGATTGGTGTACTGGGGAGTCTGGTTCTGGGCTTCCTGACTTATCTGACAAATCTGTACTTCAAAATCAGAGAAGACAAGCGTAAGGCTGCACGGGGAGAGTAATTCAATGACTCAAAACTATGAACTGATTGTGAAAGGGATCCGCAATTTTGAGAATAAAGTTACGGTAACTTTAGCGTTACGGGACAAAAAACGCTTTGACGGTGAAATTTTTGACCTGGACATCTCGCTGGACCGTGTTGAAGGTGCCGCGCTGGAGTTTTATGAGGCAGCAGCCAGAAGGAGCATCAGACAGGTCTTCCTGGATGTTGCTGCCGGGTTATGTGAAGGGGACGAGCTGTTGCCAGAAACGCGCCCCTGTTCAGAGGCGCGGTATACCATAAAAATTAACAGTTCTGATAACTCGATTACAGGTTGTTAGCTTTTTGCAGTTGGCTTTCCAGTATCTTTCATTGGTAGCATCCTGATAAATATCCATGAGCGCAAAAATCAAATACGGCCTGTCAGCTGCTGTTCTGGCGCTGATTGCTGCAGGCGCGTCTGCTCCTCAAATACTTGACCAGTTTCTGGATGAAAAAGAGGGTAACCACACTACGGCATACCGCGATGGTTCCGGTATATGGACCATCTGTCGTGGTGCCACAATGGTGGATGGTAAGCCCGTCATACCGGGAATGAAGCTGTCGAAGGAAAAATGCGACCAGGTTAACGCTATTGAACGTGATAAGGCGCTGGCATGGGTGGAGCGCAATATTAAAGTACCACTGACCGAACCACAGAAAGCGGGTATAGCGTCATTCTGTCCCTATAACATTGGCCCCGGTAAGTGTTTCCCGTCGACGTTTTATAAGCGGCTGAATGCCGGTGATCGTAAGGGTGCATGCGAGGCGATTCGCTGGTGGATAAAAGATGGTGGGCGCGATTGCCGCATACGTTCAAATAACTGCTATGGACAGGTTATTCGTCGTGACCAGGAAAGCGCATTAGCCTGTTGGGGGATAGATCAGTGAGCAGAGTCGCAGCGATTATTTATACTCTGGTTATCTGCACCATCGTCTGCCTGTCGTGGGCGGTCAATCATTACCGTGATAACGCCATCGCCTACAAAGAGCAGCGCGATAAAGCCACATCCATCATCGCTGATATGCAG